GTGCACGGTTGTGTGCCGCTACTGATCGGCCGCGGTTTCATCGAGCATTCGGTGGTAGGTCGGCCGCAGGGGGCTCCTTCCAGCGGGAAGGCAGGGCTGGCGTGGGTGGTGGTCGACCTGATGCTGGCACGCTCGCTGAAGGACAAGGTCGAGAGCGCCTACAACCGGGCCGCTTTCATGCCGCGCCGGTACGCCATCGCGCGGCGCTATTCATGAGGGTAAGCCGGACGCCGCCGCGCTAGGTCGCGGGGATTCCGGTGGTTGGAGAGTGGGCCGATACAACGCGAGTGCTAGACAGGAGCGCCTGCGGTAAGCGGTGCCCAATGGGTTAGGAAAGGCGAAGATCGAAAAATCTGAGATCTGATCCCCAGCACGCGAAACGCCGAACTAAGGTAAACCCGGATGGATATCCGGCCGAGGGGCTCCTGAATCGGTTGAACCGCTTGACCGAACGTCACACATGCGCGTTAACCGGGTGGCGCCTGTTTGGCGCCACTCAACGACCAAGGAGGGTCTAGTGTATGAAGAAGCAAGGATCGGCTGAGCCCTCTACGCTCAGGTTGATCGCTTCGGGGGTTGTAACGATCAACCTGGCGCAGAAGATGCCGAAGTACAAAGTCTATTCCACGAATCGGGCGCTTGCCCGTGACGCTGAAAAGATCGTGAAAGACGCAAAGCGGGCCTACGGAGCAGTGACAGATCGTGAATTCGCCTAACGATCACGACTCAAGCGACCGAGAGGGCGAGCCTGGGGAGGGCTCGCCCTCGGCGCCTGCCGTGGGCGCTGAGCATGCTGACGATCAACCCGATACCAGCGATGCAGGCTCGCAGGAGCTATCTCTCGCGGAGAATCCGCAGCTCCGGCATGCCGTTCGGGGCCTGCCCCCTGAACGACAAGCTGCGATCTACCAGGTTATGCAGCAGGAAATGTCGCATAGTGGTTGGCTGCCAACTCCCGACTTCATGCGCGAATACGAAGCTGTCCTTCCTGGACTTGCCGAGCGCATCGTGGCGCTTCCGGAACGGGAACAGGCATTTCGCCATCTATCGATGAAGGATGTCGTCAAACGGGACTACCGACTGAGGACCACCGGCCAGTGGATGGCTATGGTTGCGTTGGTGCTCATCCTTGCCTTTTGCGTGTTCCTCGTGGTGAGCGGCGAGGCAACCGCGGCTGCGTGGGTGGCCGGAACGGTGATTGTTGGCACCGTCGGAGTTTTCGTTACGGGGCAACTCAGCGGCAACTTAGGAAGCAGTAGTAGCAAGGATGAAGTCGAGTAGCCGGACAGACAGGCCGCTCAATCATCAGCAGCGCGCAGGCTGGCCCGGCGTTTTTCGTTTCTGAGGCGGACAGCTGGGTTCGCTGGATTCCTACAGGATCGTCACCTGCTCCAGGCTGTCGGATGGGCCGCGAGGCCCGTCCAGATCCGATCCCGCGCTGCTCACACTGAGCGGGATGCTTGGGATCGCAAGTGCACCGACGTGTACCGCTTCATCTCCGACCAGTAGTCCTCGACCGCTTCGATAAGCTCGGCGAGGTAGTCGGGCCGCAGGTGCCGGTAGTTGCGCTTGTTCGTGCCCTCGCCGATGTGCCCGGCAGCCGCCTCGATCTGCGCCTCCGGCACGCCGCGCGCATGCATCTCGGTGATGATGGTGTGGCGCAGCGTGTTCGGTGTTCCGCGCCCGCGCAGCTTCGGCCGCGGCTCGGTCTCGCCCAGCTTTCGGCGTGGCGGGAGCATGGCGGGCTTGCCCCGCGCGTCCAGCACCGCCCGGCTGATCCCGGCCTCCACCAGACAGGCGTCGAAGGCGTTGCCCAGGTCGTAGCAGTCGCGCTCGAAGAACTCCGGCACGTCAGGATCGTCCCACTTGGCCGGCGCCCGTTCTGCCCGGTACTTGATGACCTTGCCGGTGATCCCCTCCAGCCAAGGCGCCAGCGTGGGCGCGATCGGCACGATGGACCGGCGCTTGGACGTCTGGTCGCGATCCGGATCCAGGAAGAAGATCAGGCCGCGATCGATCTGGTGGTCGTGTAGGTCAAGGATCGCTTCGCTCCGGCCGCAGGTGCTCAGCGCGATGAGCGAATAGAGGAACACGTGGTGTCGCTCGGGTCGGCTCCAGGCAGCCTCCAGCAACGCCGCGACCTGCTCCATGGAGTAGGTCAGGTCGCGCGGCTTCGCCTTTTCCTTCGCGTCCACGTCCTTCACGAAGGGAGCGGCCTCGATCAGTTCCTCGCGCCAAGCCCAGTTAAGCGCGCCGCGGAGTGCCGCCAGATCGCGGCTGATCGTGTGGCCGCCGACGTCTTCTCCCTTCCGGAAGGCGATGAACCGATCGACGAACGTCTTGTTGACGTCGGCGACCGTCACGCCGCCGGTGATCCGGCCGAGGCGCTGCTCGCGATCGAAGAAGCGGAGGAGGTGCTGCACCGAAATGGCGTAGCGCGCACTGTCCGCCTTCGTGGCGACGTGGTCCCGCATCCAGCCGGTCAGCAGCTCGGGCACCATCGCCTGCGCCTTCGGCTGGGGCTCGGCTGGCTTGCTCGCCTCCAGGTAGTGACGCGCTAGCGCTTCCCGCGCTGCCTCGGGCGGCTCAGCGCTGCCGCCTCCTCCAATGCCTGTCGTGCGGCGGCGCCGTGTACGAGCTGCGGGATCGTACCAGCAGATGCTCCAGTCGTCTCGCTCGGCTCGGTATTCGAGCCAGTAGGAGCCGAGTTGGACGCGCTCGGCGCTTTGGGCCTTCTGTCGCGCCATGTGGAGACCAGCTCCTTCCTGCGTTCGTCGGTGAGAATGGAATAGGCGGGGGACTCGACCAAGGCGCGCACCACGTCGGGCGCCAGGTGCGCCCTGGTGCCGTTGCGGGCCGCGCGCTCCAGCTGGTCGGTGAGTTCGTGGAAGGGCAGGGTCACTGGCCCCTCCCGTGCGCCTTGTTAGCTAGCACCTGCGCGGCCGAAACCTTGCGCGGCTGGCGCCCGAGCCGCACGGCAAAGTGCAGACCGAACCATTGCAGCTCGACCTCCCAGACCTCGCCTTCCGCCTCGTCCGAGAAGTCATGCTCGACTTGGTCCAGCCGCCAGGTCGTGGTCTTTCCCCAGTCGTACCAAGGCTCCAGCCAAGGTGCGTGGCGCCGGATCGCGTGGATCAGCCGGTTCATCGAACCATCTCCATCTGCCGCGACATGAGCTTTTCCAGCCGCGCGAAGTAGGTCAGCCGGCTGGCGGTGCTGTCGTCGTAGAGCCACAGCATGTCGCCGCGCGGGTTCCACCACACGTCCTTCAGTAGGGCGGGATCGCGCGCGAAGAACACGCCGTGCGTCGGCATCATCGTCGCATAGTCCAGGCCGCCACCTCGCGGCATGCCCAGCGGCGCATAGTCGCGGTTCAGCGGCAGGAACGCGTGCTTCCGCCCGGGATACTCCACCCGCTTCAGGAGGTAGGGCATCCAGACTTTGAAGAACGTCGGGCCGTACGCCATGCCGTACCCGCAGGTGAGTCGAGCCGCTTGCTCGGCGGTGATCGAGTGCCTCGTCATCGCCGTTTCCTTCCGTCGCGGCAGTACCCGCAGCGGCCGTTCACCAGCCGCGGCATGTCCTCCCCACATTCTTCGCATTCACCGGGTCGACCGACCGGGACCTGGACACGCGCGGCTGCGAGGCTCTGCTCGAGGTGCGTCTCGGTGATCGCGTTTGCGTGATCGACGTCGTCAGCCAACGGCCTGCTCCGTCCGCCCGACCCATGCCGCGTGCGCCTCGAAGACGCTTGCCGGATCTTCGTCAGTTGGAAGCTTCGGCTCCGAATCGGCCAAGAACAGCTTCGTGAACTGATCCCAGAGCCGCGCGACTTCCTGTGCCGCCTGGATTCGCGCGGTGCGGTCCTGTGTGGTGTCAGCGGTACCTCGCTCTGCCGCCGAATAGAGCGCGTGCAGGGAAAGGGCGGCAGCGTCGAAAGCGGCCCACGCCGCCTCCACGGGCGAGTTCTCGACTACCAGGCGGATCATGCTGCCGGCTCCCCGGTTGCCGCGGCCGGCCGCTTGCCGCGGACATCCAGCGCGAAGGAGAACAGCTTCTCGGTGTTGTCGAACCAGCCATGGCTTGCCCAGGACGAGCACGAAACCACCTTGCCGTTGGGCATCTGCACAAAGTTGCCGATGTCCTCTGGCTCGCTGACCCCATCATTGACGCCAGAGGCGGTAACAGGGCGGACATCTCCGTCGACGCAAATTGCCCAGCCGATCAACGGTACAGCTTCGACAGACCATTCGTCCGCGTCGTCTCCAGCCGTGAAGACATGAAGGAAGCTGGTCCCAGGCTCCGAGGGGATCAGCTGGACAGGCGTCGCGCCAAACCGCTCCCAGGTTATCAGGCCAATGCTCGTGGTGCCGTCTCGCAGCCTCAGCTTGAGCATTTCCACGCCATGCTTGTTCACATCCGCCGACGCGCTGGCGATCTGGTGCATCGGGATGAAGCAGCTGTGATGATAAACGCCGGTCATGAGCGCAGATCCGAATTGATGGTTTCGAACGGGACCGGGGACCGTTGAGCGGTGGCGATCAGACGCTGGAGCTTTCGAGCCAGTTGGTCGCACAGCGCCCGCGTCTTTGCCGGTGTCTTGGTCTCAACGCTGGTCGAGCTGAGGAGGGCGATCATCGACAGCATGGAGTCGATTACCTCGCCGCTGCGCACGAAGGCTGTGCGCGGCTGGCCGGGCTCGTCGACGATCGACACTGTCATGATCGCCTGCATGAGCGCCTCGGTGAAGCGCGCCTGATAGGCGTGGTCGATCTGGCTCATGCTGCTTCCACCCACGGCTGAGCGCGTTCGGCGACACCGAGGCCGCGAGCCTCTGCCAAAACCTTCGCTGCGAGCTGCTCTGTCGGCTCGGACCCCTCCGCGACGATATGAGCAATCAGCAGCAGCTTGGTCATGACATCGTCTGACGAGATCGCTGGCGTTTCGAGCAGCCGCTCCTCGAGCTCGCTGATCCGACTGCAGATCGCCTTCTCCGCCTCGTCGGCTAGGTCGGGTGCTTCGAGTTGGCCAAGCGCCGCATTGCGCTCGTTGAGGATGCTGCGGAGACCCGCGGTCTCGTCCGCGGTGGGATGTGGAGGACCAGCATCGCGCGGCTCGACTGCCGCTGCCGGCGGTCCCAACGGGGTGACGGTCGCGCGTCCGTCAGCGCCTATCGACGCGAGGTCCACGCCCCCGAGCTTCGCGAGGTCGTCGATCGCGCCCCAGACCAAGCGGGTGTACCAGTCGCTGGAGGACAGCCCGGCCTGGAAGTCTGCATGAGTCGGATCGGCGATGGCGCGATCTGACCATGCACATCCCACGTTCCCCTTGAACGCGAGGCGCAGTTTTGCCAGCACGCCCTCGATCGTCGTCGCACGCGCGGCGAAGATGCGGTCTTCGGCTGCGCGTATCGCTGCGTCTGCCTCTTCGCTCGACGCCTCATCGAGATCGGAGTCCGCAGCCAGCCACTCTTCTGTGCCGCGCCTGCATTCCGCGAATGCAGAGAGAAGCTCGGCGTCGCGCTGAAGGAACGCACCCAGCCGGGCGAACCGGCGCGCATCGGATGCAAGGACTTCGGCGGTCCGCTCATCGCAACGAGCCCAATCCTGCTCAGCGGCCATGAGCTGCAGCTTTACCGCCAACTCAGCCGGCCCGGGCGCGGGGGCACGGTAGAGTTGGTCGCGAGCATCGCAGTATCCGCCAGCCAGGCAGCTATCCTGCGCCTCGACTTCCGCCAGCGCGTCGATGTCGGCCTGAACAGCTTCCGCCGGTTCGCCAGCATGAAGGCGGGCATTCGCTCGTACGTAGCGCACGAGCACCGGGTTGTAGACCTCAGCCTCGTAGCGCCGGCACTCCGCCCGCGTTTCCTCCACCGCGGACCAAAGCCGCTGCCAGTGTGCAAGCGCACCACCCATGAAGCGATCGCGAACCACTGCGCCATCGAGCAAGTCGCCCGCATGGCGCTTGATCTCGTCGACCACGGCTTCGCCATCGTAGGGCAGGGCATCTGCAACGTCGAGCATCGCGGTGTCGCACAGCAGACGTACCGCCAGGATGAAGCCGTTCTGATCGGGTGGGGCGAGCCTAGCGAGTTCCACCGCGGCACGGGCAGCGGCCTTGGCGAGCGGACGGTAGGCCTGCCAGTTCGGCTCTTTGCGGAGCTCCACGCCTGCGTCCGTGAAAAGGGGCTCGATGTGCTCGTCCCAGTGGGCATCACGTACGGTGATTGCCGCTTCAGCCTTCCCGAGCGCGGCATCCCAGGCCGCGAGATCCAGCTGCTGGGGCTGTTCGGCTGCCTCGTCGAGGGTCTGCTCCGGCATGCTGCCGAACGCCTGCGTCACCGCAGCGAGTGCGGCGTTGGGCGCGCGCGAAGGTGCCGGCGCGGCCGGGAAGTCGATGTGCTTGAATTGCGTTGCCATGTGCCGTCTCCCACAGAGTCGCAGGAGATGGGCGGAGGCTGCCGGGGCGAGCGCGCTATCTAGCCTGCATCACCGTCTTCGGCCCGCGGGCGATCAGGTGATGAAGAACGTTTAGCCGAATCGGCTAAACCGCGCAACATATTTAGCGGTTTCGGCTAGCAAGGATTCGTTCAAGCGCGATAACCTCGCCGTGGACGATAGGGCGAACCTCATCCGTGAGGAAAACGATGTCGCCGCTTCTGGGCCACGGCACGATCGCGGGGTATGCGCCTTTCGACCTGTAGATACCTACCAGCCCTTCGTCCAAGCCTGGTATTTCAAAAAGATAAACTGATCTATTCAGTAGGTCGCGACGATTAGGATCCACTACAGCCGTGTAAGCGGAGAAGTCCGATACGGCGTCGGCAAAGCCGATGATTGTATAGCCAAACAAGGCATCCGACGAAGTAAGAAAGCCGATAAAGTAATCAGCTGCGGAGATGTCGCGATGCGCAGCATCATTGATGCTATTATAAACGGGGATTTGCTTGGCCGTGTTCTCAACCTCGTACGGCATGTGTAGAACGCTAGCCGATATCCCGTAGACTGCGGCGAGCGCTCTTGCCCAGTCATACGTGAATTGCATTGTTCCTTTCTCGAGCTTCGAGATGGTCGTGAAGTGGGTGCCTCCGCCAATCCGGGCAGCAACTTCCTGCAGGGAAAGGCGCAGCTTCCGCCTGATCGCTCGGGCGAAAACACCTGGCTTGGCATCTCGGCCTACCTCAGCGTACGCGGCCGCCAAGTCATCGTCGCTGATCATTATCCTTGCCCAATTTAGCTGAAACGGCTAACTCTCGCGAATGAGGTTAGCCGACTACCTGCGCGATCACTCGCTTAGCTATTCCGAGTTCGCACGTCGAATCGGTACCCGCCATGCACGCACGGTCGAGCGCCATGCCAAAGGCCTGCAGCGCCCAAACGATGCACTGATGGCGGCGATCTTCGAGGCGACTTCGGGTTCAGTCACCCCGAACGACTTCTTCGATCTAGCGAACGATCGCCAGCCCACATGATGTGGCGCTTGCCCTCATACCTGCGGGCCTGCGGGCCGATCACACTGAGACAAGCCGGTTCGCAGGCCGCGGCGACCGCCCGTGCGTCAGCCTGGAAGCCAATTGACCTGGGTCGACTGCTACTATCCTTCATGCGGTATGCGCCGCCGGCCCTCCCGCTATTGATCCGCGACCTTTTGAAGGCGCCGCTCAACGTTCTTCCAATAGCGTCGGAGGTACTGCTCGCCGTGCTTAAGCACTCGCGCTTGCGCCTCCTCATCGACTGGATCGACGTTCGTGGGCGGGAGCTGAGTGAATTGTCGGATAGACTCCGCTCCGGTGTTACGGGCGGCCGCAAGCGGATCTTCGTCGTTCGAGAGGAGGATCGCGTACAGACTTTGCAGGACGAAGTCTTGAGCCGTGATGACGCCGGCGATTTGCTCGATCTGTTTGTCGTCCATGAGCTTCCTGCTTTGTTGGTTCGTGGAAGCGTGAGGATGGCGGAGGGGTGCGCACTGTCAAGCTGCGCACTCCGAAGCGCTCCCGCGCTTGAGGACGCCTTAGTCATTCACCGGCACCGTGCACCGGACCACGTCCACGATGTCGTCCAGGATGTACAGCGCCGGCCCGTGCAGCGTCATCGAGTTCAGATCCTGCAGGCGATCAAGGAAGTAGTGGGCGACGTCGTTGCCCAGATCCTCCCGCATCATCGTGTCGACGAGCGCGGCAATCATGTTGCCGAGCGCGAGCGCTGTCAGCTGGTTCTGCCTGCGGGCTTTTCGATCCTTCACCATGCATTCGGAGCTACGGCATGAACGCGCCGCATTTCCACGCGCCCCGCCGCACGTTTTCCGCGTCTCGCGCGGTTGAGGTGCAGGGCTCCGTGCTGACCGACATCAAGAACGACGACGCCGCCACCTGGAAGGACATTGGCGAGGTGCTCGGCAAGTCCGAGGACCGCGGCGCCGTCTATGGCGCCGGCACATCGCCGATGGACCTGCCGACCTTCCTGCGCGGTTGCCGCGAGTGGAAAGGTCGCTTTGCCGATCCTCTCCTGGCGCTGGTCGGTGGGCGCTGGGCAGACGCGGGTGCTGTGTGCACCGGCGACGAAGCTCATGCCTCGCTGACGCTGTCCCAGCTGCTGCCGGCGATCATCGCTGCCGAGCTCGATGGGGAAACCACCGTCACGGAGATCGAGCCGCAGGAGGTGCTGATCCGCCGGGTCCACCGGATCACCAGCATGTGGCTCGACATGATTGCGGCCGAGCACGCGAGGCGGACGGCATGAGCGCGGGTCAGGGCAGGGGGCGCATGGACGACGCGGAGTTCCGGCGCCTCGTCGACGAGGCCAAGGAGCGGCACAATATCAGCGACGTCGTTCGGCGGCGCACGAAGGTCGTGCGCGCTGATCGTGAGCTGGTCGCGCTGTGCCTCTTCCACAAGGAACGCACGCCCTCGATGCGGCTCAACGACGCCAAGGGCATCTACCACTGCTTCGGCTGTGGTGCGTCCGGCGACATCGTGAAGCTGGTGCGGGAGACGGAAGGCCTCGGCTTCATGGAGGCAATGCGGTGGCTGGGCGCGGCTGGTCTGCCGACCGTTGATCCGGCTGCGCGCGTCCGGGCGGCTGAGGAAGACGAGCGGGACCGCCAACGGGCGATCGGCCGGGCGGGAGAGGTCTGGGCGTCGGCTGTGCCGGCGGCCGGGACGCCGGCGGAGGTGTACGCGCGCTCGCGGGGCATCACGATGCCGCTGCCGCCTTCCATCCGCTTCGCGATGACGCCCGCCTGGTACGACGATGACGACGGCACCTGCGGCCCCGATCTCCCGGCGCTGGTGGGCGCGGTGACGGACCCGACCGGGATCATCGGCCTGCAGCGCATCTTCCTCGCCAAAGGCGGGAAGGCGAAAGCCGCCATGCAGAAGCCGAAGCGCAGCCTGGGACGGATCAGGGGCGGCGCGCTCAAGCTGAGCAACGGGGAGGGACCTGCGCCCGCCGAGATCATCGTGACCGAAGGCCCGGAGGACGGGCTCAGCCTCGCGCAGGAGATGCCAGACCGCGAGGTGTGGGTCGCACTGGGCACGGCAATGATGCCGTTCATCGAATACCCGCTCGCGACGCGATCGGTGTGCATCGCCGGGCAGAACGACGCCGCCGGCCGCGCCGCTGTCGCGAAGGCGATCCCGGGCATCACCCAGCGCGGGTTTGCGGTCCGGACGATCTGGCCAGCCGAGGGGTTCAAGGACTGGAACGACCAGCTGCGGGGGATCCGCGCATGACCGGAGCTTTCGACCAGCAGATCGCGGCCGCCGACACGGTGAGCCCGCTGCACAACGCCGAAGCCGAGATCAGCCTGCTCTGCGACCTGATCGATGATCCACGGCGCATCGATCTCACCGCGGATGGTGGTCTTCGCGAGGGTGACTTCTCCGTCCCCCTCTATGGCCAGATCTACGCTCGCATGCTGGAGATGTCGGCCGCCGGCGCGACAATCGACACGATCACGCTGGCACCGTTCTTCGCGACCGAAGACGAGTGGCCGCGTGCCCGTGCTGTGCTGGCTGCCGCCGCGATGAACTCCGGGCCGCTGACCCGCACCAAGGGCTACTTCGACCAGATCAGGATGCTGTCGCAGCGGCGGCGCATGACGGCTGGCCTCCAGGACGTGGTCGTCTCCGCGCGGAACCTTGATGTCACCCGAGAGGAGCTGCTGGCTCAGGCTGACGAAGCGGTTGCGGAGATGGCTGACCAGGTAGTCACGCAGCAGGACACCGTCGGCGCCTATGCGCAGGCCGTGATCGACAGCTTCGGCAAGCCGATCGTCGGCGTTCGCTGCGGCATCATCGGCTCGCTCGACGACAAGATGGGTGTGCTGCGGCCGACGAACATGGTGGTCGTCGGTGGACGTCCGGGCATGGGCAAGACGTCGGCCGTCACCTCCTATTCGATCGGCGCAGCGATGCGCGGGCACGGCGTCCTCATCTTCTCGCTTGAGATGAGCGCGGACGAGCTGACGCGCAGGATGCTCGCGGACATGTGCTGCTCGGTGGATGCGAGCGTGCCCTATGAGGCTGTCCGCGATGGCACCGTGACCCAGGCCGACCTCCCGGCGGTACTTGCTGCGAAGAAGCGGCTCGATGCCATGCCCCTGGAGATCAACGAGACTGGCGAGCTGACGCTGGCGAAGCTCGTGCGGCAGGCTCGATCCCACAAGCGCCGGCTCGCGGCGAAGGGACAGCGGCTGGAGCTGGTCGTGGTCGATTACCTCCAGCTGATGAGCCACAGCCGCAAGGGCATGTCGCCGTACGAGCATGCCTCGGAGGTCAGCACTGGGCTGAAGGCGTTCGCGAAGGCCGAGGATCTGACGGTGATGGCTGTCGCGCAGCTGAGCCGCGATCTCGAGCGGCGGCCGGACAAGCGGCCGATGCCTTCGGATCTGCGCGACAGCGGCCAGATCGAGCAGGACGCCGATGTGATTCTCTTCGTCTACCGCGAGGAGGAATACCTCCGGCGTGTGGAACCGGAAGACCAGTTCGGCCCGAAGTACGAGGCCTGGCGCACCGACATGGAAGCGGTGCGCAACAAGATCGAGTTCATCGTCGCGAAGCGCCGCAGCGGCCCCACAGGCAAGGCCATGGGCTGGTTCTTCGGCGCGAACGCCGCCGTCCGCGGCAGCGACTTCTACAATCAGGGAGGATGGCCCAATGGCTGAGTTTCCCGCGTTGCCGCTCTGGACCGACGCCTATTTGGGCGACACCACGCACCTGACCACGATCGAGCATGGTGCCTACCTGCTTCTGCTGATCGCCGCTTGGCGTTCTGGTGACACTCGGCTGCCCGACGACGACAAGAAGCTGGCCCGTTACGCCCGTCTGACCCCCGGCCAGTGGGCACGGATCAAGCCGACGATCCTCGACTTCTTCCGCGTCGCCGATGGCTGGTGGACGCAGCGCCGTCTAACAGACGAGGCAGTTGCCGTGAGACAGAAGCGGCAAGCCCAATCTGACAACGGGCGAGCTAGTGCATTGAAAAGAAAGGGAAGGCACTCAACCGAGCGACCAGCCAAACCGCAACCGAGCGACCAACCGGACACCAACCAACCGGCAACCCCCATATCCACACCCAGTTCCGTATCTAAAGATACGGGCGCCGCGGCGCCGATTGGTGATCCTGTGAAGGCTTTGATCGACACGGGGATCGCGCTGCTCGTTGCAGCCGAAGTGCCGGGGAGCAGGGCCCGATCAATCATCGGGAAATGGCGCAGGGACCACGGCGACGCGCAGACGCTCGCCGCGATCGTCGCCGCTCGGGACGGCGGTATCACCCAGCCGGTCGAGTGGATCACTGCCCGCTTCCGATCGGCCGGCGAGCAGGAGGACGAGGCTCTCGCCATCAGCCGAGCGACTGCGGAACGGTATCGAAGAATGGACATGGCTGGTCCGCCCCGTGCTGCTGCTGGAGGAGACCGATGATGAGCGAGGCTAGCTGCGGCAGCTGCCGATTTTGGAACCGTCTGCGCACCAGCGCATGGGAACTGGACCACGGTTACGAGCTGCAGGACGATCACACGGGCATGTGCCGCCGCTACCCGCCGGTCGGACGCCGGCCCGATCTGGAGGCCAAGAGCTCCCACAGTGCGGATGCTGCAAAGGCTGCCCACTGGCCGGTGACTTGGGAGCGCGATTGGTGCGGCGAGTTCGGTGCCGCGTTGAGGGTGGTTGCATGAGCGGGATCGACGAAACACGGGCGGAGCGGATTGCACGAGCGCGCCAGGAGCTGGCCGAGCGCTACGCCGCAGATCCTGCCAGCGTCACGGCGTTCAACCTGCGGATGGCGCGCCTGGCGGCTGCGCGGAAGCGTGAGCGGCAACGGGTCGATCACCTGGTGCTCGGGAAGCCGCGGCCGAAGCCTGTCCCGGTGAAGCCGGCCGGCATGCCTCGCGGTGAGTGGAAGGTGGAGCGGAAGCGGCAGCTCTCGGCTGGTGCGGAGCTCGAGCCCGGCCTTGAAGAAGCGATGAAGCTGAAGGAAGCGTGGTCGCACAAGCAGACTGGGACGCCGGAGACACACCACCATGCGGAGCGCACGCACGCCGACGCGCTCATCCAGCTCGAACGCAACGGCACGATCGACAAGGAGCAGCTGGAGTGGGCGGCGCAGATCGCCAACGTCTACCGCAGCCTGGAGGCGGACGTCGCGCTGAAGGTCGCGAGCTTCGAGGCGCGGGTGGATAGCTCGCGGCAATGCGGCGGGCTGGTCGTGGAGAGCGTGCGGCGGGTGCGGCTGCACCTCGCGTATGGCTACTGGCGGGAGGACCTGCCCCAGCCGCGGCAGATGGTGCTGGACATGATCGTTGGTGACCCGATCGGCTATACGGTGGCGGCGAAGCGGTACGGAGTGCACAACCGGAAGGCGAAGCGCTTCCTGCTGGACGCGATCAATGCCTGGCCGGACTGTGTTGGCCGCGCGTACCGGCTCTACAGTCATGATGAGATTCAGGCTGCGACTCAGGCTGCGTTTGCGGAGTCATGTGGCAAATGCACTGAGCAGCGTCGATGACGGCTTGTAGCCGTGCCGGCAGTCGCGGCGCGGATGCGCTACGATTGTCATCAACCGCGGCTTGGTCGCGCCGCCGCCGCATGTCAGACCCGCCGCATGAGCCCCGCCTCCCGCCCCCCGACGGCCGGCGCGCCGCCGCGCATCGGCATGGACCTTCGGCCGCCGAGCTGGCGCCCGACCGATGTCACCGCCGATCCGGCGCATCAGTCGCGGCGGATCGGCAGCCGGATCGTGCTGAGCTTTGCGATGAAGGGCGGGGGCGACCCGTTCGTCCGCTGGCTCCACAACCGGTTGATGGAGCGGCTCGCGCTGTCGAAGAAGTCGATCTACGCCGATCATATTCTCGCGCCCTACTTGCCGCGTGACGAGGTGCCATTCGCCGAGCGCGAGACGGTGGGGCCGTTCCAGCGCGAGGTGGAGGAGGCGCTGACCCCCGGGCTGCCGGCGGGGATCTACGGTCGGACGCTCCGCACGCTGCCCGCGCGCACCCCGGGGATGACGATCACCCCCGATCTGCGCCCCGAGATGCGTCGCCCCGACGGCAGCTTCCCTTATGCCGGGATCCGCCGCGACGACTGGGAGGTGCTGTTCCAGTCGGCGGTGCGGACCTCGCAGGTGGCGCTGCTGGTGCTCAACGACCATTATATGCGCAGCGACTTCTGCCGCGCCGAGGTGCGGATGATCCGCGAGGAGAACGAGGCGCGCGCGCGCGACGGCAGAGCGCGGCTGCGCGTGGTGGCGCTGCGGCTGGGCAAGGGGATCGACCATGACGCGACGACCGCGGGCGCGATCGACCAGATGATCCGCGTCGCGATGGATGATCCGCGCATCGTCACGGTGACCCCCGCGCTGCCCGCGCCCGGCACCCCGCAGGCGCACCAGATCAACTGGACGATCTCCGAGGCCGACCTTGCGCGCGTGATCGCCGCGATCGGCCCGTTAACCGCAGGCTAGCCAGGCGCGGGCGAAGGGCCGCCGGCGCCTGTGTTTCAGGAGGCGAAACGGGTGCCGGTTTTAGCGCGAAGTCGACGCATTCATGGCGCGCCGGCGCCGCTAATCGCCGTCACCTCGTCCGGCTTCCATGTGCCGCCTGTTCCGGAAGCGATTGGCTCGCCGCAGGCGTGGTTGTTGGCTGCTCATGCACCGACCGCACGATCGACCAGACCACCAGGATCGTCGCCGCGATGATCAGCACGAAGATCAGCTTCGCGAGCATAGTCGGTTTTTG